ACTTGACCTGATTGCATTCTTCCTTCTGCTCGGCGAGCCATTCGGCGCAAGCCTCGAGATGCTCGGGGCCGTCGGTGTACAACTTGACTTCGCAATCGACGCAAGAAAAGTCCATCGCAGGCTGGCAGCCGCAGTCGCTGCACATAAGAGCGAACGTCTCGCAACGCTCGCAGTACATACCGAACTCGTCGTTCTGGTCGTAGCCTTCCGCGAAGATCTGCATCGAGGTGCAGCTATTGCAGTAGTGCTTCTTCATCGTCGTCTCCTGTGTTGTTATGTGTGTATCGTAACGTCGGTTAAGAATAAGTCAACAGCCCGAGAGGGGCGGCTTATGCCGCCACCTCCCTAGTCTTGATGTAGACATCAAGATCAATGTTGTGGTCGAGGTTGTAACGCGCAGCGATCTTCTGCGCTTGTTTGGCAATTTGTCGCAGCACCGTTAGTTGCTTCCGATCTGACAGATCGCTGGATTGCTCAACTCCGCGTAATGCATCGACCAGCGCATCAAACATCGCCATACCAGCAATGTCGCTACCCGGCAGATAAGCCATATCAGCGAAGTATTCAGTATCAAATTTGCGAGTCATTTTGCTTCTCCTGTTCGGGCTGCACCGTGCCGCCCATGTGTGTACGTTAACACAGGTTAAGTATTAGTCAACACCCCTCCGCAGAAAATACATACCTCCGTTGCTATGCATTCTGCCGGTGTATCAATTCCAAGTAACTGTGGTTAACATACACAGATGGACATCAACGATGCACTCGCTACGTTCGGTAGCAAAGCGGATCTGGCTCGAGCGTTCGGCGTCTCGCAGCCAGCGGTATCACGATGGGTACGCAAAGGCGTATTGCCAGAGAAGCAAGTCATGCGGCTACAGCTTGGTCTTGTGGCCGCGCCTAAGCCCGTAGACGCTCGCATACGCAGGAAGCAGCTCCAAGTCGAGGCTGCCCGTCGATGGGCTGAGAAAGGCTGAGGATGTCCATAAACGACAAACCCCCTCGCGGGGGCTTGACGGCTGACACGGGGTCAACTATTTTTCCATCGGGGGTTGATGGTGAGGATAGGGTAGTGCGGTGTGCTACTCCTGTCAAACACCTTCAATCCCTCGGCTGTTCTGGTCGGGGAAACTACGCGCAGAACCAGCTTAAATTCAGACCGGGGCGGTGGGCCTCTGAACGCGCGGCGTGTCGTCGGGAAGCGCGAACCACAGCAGAGCAATCTGCGAAAAGTAGCCGACAGCGGATGGCTCCGTCAGTCATCAATTCCGCACGATTCAGCGTTAGGCGCATTCCGTCTATGCTCCGTGCGGATTCACCATCAGTCATCTGGTCTAAATCAATAACTAACAGGAGATAGAGTCATGGGTGATGAGTTCATGTATACACCTAGCGTACATACACAGAAACCTGAGAAGAAAGCTGAAGATCGTAGTGACTATGCTGTTAAGAATTCAGCAGAGTACTGGGCTACAGCAGTTAGCGAAAATCCCCTCAATCGTTTACGTCTACTCGATGCCAAACTTGCTAGACCCGGTGTCGATGTCGAATCCATCAAGGCTCGAGCTGGTGAACTGATCCGTGAGATCGGTGCTGCCAAGGTTCTCGGTGATCCTGATTGCGTCGGCCTCGTGCGACAACTGTTTGGTCAGCGCGGTGTCGATCGTTTGAAAGAGAGGGCATCGGCATGAGCGACGCTATCAATCCATTGCATTACAAGGCTGGTGACATCGAGTGCATCGATGCGATCCAGGCTCAGTTATCTCCGACCGAGTGGCGCGGTTACCTTCGCGGCCAGATCGCGAAATACAACTGGCGATTAGGCCTCAAGGATTCCGTCGAACAGGACGCAGCCAAACTGCTTTGGTACGCATCCATGTTGGCAGGGAGAGATCCTCGTGCATGACGACGCATACCGCAGGCTCTGGGCCTCGGTGCTGTATCAGGCGATCGCTGACGCAAACCGCAAAGGCATGGCTCGAGCAGCCTTGCATTGGATCTATTCGCCGCACGATGAAGCCGGGAGCCTGCGCTGGATCTGCGATATGCTCGATTACAACTACAACGAGGTGCAGCGTTTATGTATGACTCGAGCAGGGCGATCAGAGATCTTACGGAGGGGTCGTGTTAGAGCTAACCCTACCCTGGCCGCCTTCGATTAACCATTACTGGCGCAACTATCGTGGCCGCACCGTGATCTCGAGTGACGGTCGGCAGTACAGACTGGACGTATCCTATCGGATACTCGAGCAGGGAATTCCGCGGGACAACCTTAACTGCCGGCTGCAAGTGACGATCGATGCGTACCCACCGGACAAGCGACGGCGCGATCTGGACAATATCCAGAAGGCGCTGCTCGATGCGATCGTAGCCGCTGATGTCATTGAGGACGACAGCTTGATTGACGCGCTATCCATCACCCGGCATGACGCCTGTGAGGATGGCAAAGTGATTGTGAGAATCAGACCGTATGTCAAAGCGATGTGAAGTCTGCGGGGTGGAATACACGCACCGCTGTTGGAACACGAAATATCACTCGATCATTATCGAGATAGAAAACAAAAACGCAGTTCGAAAGCTCATTCAAAAACTAGGAGATGGCATCGATGAAGGAAGAAAATCTGCAAAGGCTCTGGGCCGAAGTAAGAAATCTAAATCAACAACTTGCAGCAGTTCACCGCGAAATATCCCGCGTCGAACTTGGTTTGCCGGAACCCTTCGACTTCGGTAAAGATTGGTTACCGCCTTATCTGAGGGAAGGGTCATGTATACCGTTACGGACGACGATGTTACCGACGAAGAATTGAGCAACGTAGATACCATCGTGACGCTCGCAATCGCTTGGCATACCATGCGTGAATACGAACGGGTACTGAAACGGATCTCAAGATGGCAGGACGATGGCCCCTCGATCTGGGCGCGCCGAGTGTTGAAAGAATACGAACGGAGACTGGATTCGTGAAAGATGGAATCAGACTAGCCCCGTGTCCCGGCTGCAACAACAGCGGCTGGGTGGATGACGGAAACGGCGACTGGATCAGATGCAAGGACTGCAACCCGCCTCCACCGTCAGCACAGGTGCTAGAGTTTGCGAGGGGCGCTCGGGTGCGCAAGCCGAAAAAGCCGGTAGACGAGCCCCCGTCAGCGGCCTAAAATCAGTAACATGGCAAAGAGTACTGTCAACGCGGCTGGCAACTACACGATGGCGAAAATGCGCAAAGAGCTTTTCGAGTCCATCAAGGCGCGAGCGGTACAGGGAACAGCGGCAGGCCAATGGTCGGCGCGCAAGGCCCAGCTTCTTGCCAAGGAGTACAAGCGGCGTGGCGGGGGGTATCGCGATTGAAAGCGCCGCAGCGATCGCTGAAGGAATGGACGGCGCAGAAGTGGCGCACCAAGTCCGGTAAACCCTCGAGCGAGACTGGCGAGCGGTATCTGCCGAGCGCGGCTATCAAGGCTCTGTCGCCGGCTGAGTACGCAGCAACGACCCGGGCCAAGCGAGAGGGCAAGGCGAAGGGCGAGCAGTTTGTGGCGCAACCGAAGAAGGTTGCCGAAAAGGTCAAGCGGTTCCGATGAAGGTAGCCAGACTTGGAGACAATGGGAATGATGAAGCTCCTCCGGTTAGGCGTGGCATCGCTGGCGAGATCCGTCTGGGTGCTGCTGCTTTCCGTCCGATTGCGGCTCGAGCGACTCGTCTCGCAGGCGCGCAAGCCGCTGCACCAGTCCGACTCGGAGGCCGAACCGAAGGCCGAATCCCGTTCTACGAAGATCGCGACACGCCGTCGCAAGACGCAAGGCTAGTGCCGTGAAAACCCCGGCATGGCAGCGTAAGGCTGGACAGAATCCGAAGGGCGGTCTCAACGAGGCTGGACGCCGGTCTGCGAAGGCCGAGGGGATGAACCTCAAGGCTCCGGTCAAGTCCGGCGACAACCCGCGGCGAGCTTCCTTCCTCGCGAGAATGGGTAACGCTCCCGGCCCGATGAAGGACGAGAAAGGACGACCGACTAGACTGGCACTTGCCCTGCGCGCATGGGGTGCCAGCAGCAAGGAAGATGCTCGAGCGAAGGCCCGGGCGATCAGCGCGCGTAATAAAGGAAAGTGACCGTGCCTTTAATTAAGTCATCCTCTGCTAAAGCTTTTCGTGAGAACATCCGCACCGAGATCAAGGCTGGCCGCAAGCCTGCTCAAGCCGCGGCCATTGCCTATTCGGTCAAGCGATCGGCTGCTGCCAAGAAGGGCGCTGCAAAGCGTAAGGGCTGATGGATAAAGCCGAGCAAGTTCGGCGCGTACTCGAGCTGATCGAGGACGGAATGTCCGAGCGATCGGCCTGCGCGGAAGTAGGAATCAGCCGCTCGACGTTTAGAACGACGGCGTTGAGAGTCAATTCGGGCGACCACTACGCGCGCGCATTAGAAGCTCTGGCGCAGGATCAGGTCGAGAAGGCCGAGCAAGTCATCGAGGATATGCGCTCTGGCGTCATCGACGCACAGCAGGCCCGGGTCGAACTCGATGCTCGCAAGTGGTTCGCGTCCAAGTTCCTGCCCAAGCGATACGGCGACAAGGCCGAGGTCGAGCACTCCGGCAACGTCGGTCTGACCGTCAACGTGGTTCGCCTAACCGATGCCGATAATAACCCTGCCGCATAACGGCTGGAGACCAAGACCGTACCAGTTAGGGGCATGGGGTGCGCTCGAGAGCGGCACCAAGCGCCTCGCTCTGGCATGGCATCGACGCTCTGGTAAGGACGACATCAGCTTGCATTGGGCTGCGGTGTCCATGATGACTCGCGTCGGATCTGTGTGGCATATGCTTCCGCAGGCCAACCAGTCGCGCAAAGCAATCTGGGACGCGGTGAACCCGCATACCGGCAAACGGCGCATCGACGACGCATTCCCGATGGAGCTGCGCGAGAGCACTCGTGAGCAGGATATGTTCATCCGGTTCAAGAACGGCTCGACATGGCAAGTCGTCGGATCGGACAACTACAACAGCCTGGTCGGTTCGCCTCCGGTCGGCGTCGTGTTCTCCGAGTACGCGATGGCAGATCCGAATGCGTGGGCATTCCTGCGTCCGATCCTTGCAGAGAACGGCGGCTGGGCGATCTTCATCTCGACGCCCCGCGGCAGGAACCACTTTGCCCGGCTGGTTGAGTACGCCAAGCAGGATGCTGATTGGTTCGGCCAGGTGCTCACCGTCGAGGATACGAAAGCGATCCCGATGGCGACCATCCAGCGCGAGCGCAAAGAGCTGCGCATGGAGCGCGGAGACAAGGAAGCCGAAGCGATCATCCGGCAGGAATACTATTGCGATTTCGACGCAGACATTCCGGGTGCCTACTTCGGTGAGGCGATCCGCAGCGCAGAAGTCAACGGCAGGATCGGCGAGTATCCGCACGTTATCGGCCAGCCTGTCGGCACAGCATGGGATATCGGTGTCGGCGACTCCACGATCATCTGGTTCTATCAACTGATCGGTCACAAGGTGCGCATCATCAACGTGCTCGAGGGTTCCGGCGTCGGGCTTGAGTGGTACGTCAAGAAGCTGCTCGCAATGGACTACGTTTATGGCGATCACATCTGGCCGCATGACGGCGCTGTGCAGGAATGGGGCAGCGGTCAGTCTCGAGTGCAAGTGGCGGCAGGCTACGGCCTCAAGCCGCGCATCCTCGAGCGTGACTCGGTGGATGACGGAATACAGGCTGCGCGAATGATGCTGCCTGCGACCGAGTTCAATACCGCACCAGATCCGTTCCCGGGCGAAACGGCAGACGAGGCGAAGTCCCGCATGACTCGCGCTCTCGACGCCCTGCGGCAGTACAGGCGCGAATACGACGACAAGCTCCAGCGGTTCAAGGACAAGCCGCTGCACGATTGGACGTCGCACTACGCAGATGCATTCCGGTATCTCGCGAAGGGCCGCAAGCCGTTCCGCGGTACGGAACAGGCGCGTCGCCCGAGCCATCAAGTGGCAGTAGCAGACTACAGGGTGCTGGGGTAGACTAGCTGCGCAACCCGAAAGGAGCGCCAGATGTCAAGTCTTTTTAAGCCCAAGATGCCCAAGATTGAGCCGACGCCCCCACCTCCGACGGTGGATGAAGCGCAACTCTCCCGCATTGAGCAGCGCCGTATGGCTCGTCGCCGTGGCCGCGCGTCTACGATCATGTCAACTACCGGCAGTCAACAGACTGGTTCGGTCGGCGTTAGCCGCTTGCTCGGCGGCGGCTAATGGCAACCAAGAAGATATCGGCATTAACGTCTCTCGCGCAGGATTCGATCGATCCTGCCGCTGACGTATTGCCGATCAACGACACCGGCTCGAGCGAGACGAAGAAGGCGACCGCGGCTGCGATCGTCGGCAAGTCGATCGGTGCGCTGGCTGCCACATGGAACAACGCGCTGACGACGTTCAAGGCTCGTGTGTTCAACGTCACGGATACGGCCTCGGCTGCTGCCTCGCTGCTCGATGATCTGCAAGTCGGCGGCGTGAGCAAGTGGTCGGTGCGCAAGGATGGCGAGCTGACGGTCGGCATCGTTCCGTTTGCTCGATTGCAGAACAACAGCATCGGCTCGTTCTACTCAACGTCTGACCAGACTGGCAGCGTCTCAACCCCGACGGCGTTCACGTTCAGCAACACCGTAGCCTTCTCAAGCGGCATCTCGATTGCCTCCAGCAGCCAGATCACGTTCGCCAATGCAGGGACGTATTTGTGCAGCGTGAGCGTCCAGTTTCAGAATTCGGACAGCAGCAACCATACAGCGAAAGTTTGGTATCGCATCAATGGATCTGACGTCACGGCAAGTGCAAGCGTGGTGACGGTTCCGAAGATAGCTGACGGTGGCAACACCGTTTTCGAGCTGACGTTCATTGAGCAGCTTACGGCAGGCCAGTACATCCAAGTGATGTGGCTACCAGCAGATGTCGACGTCACGGCTGATCATACCGCTGCGGCTGCTGGCCCTCCGGCTGTCCCGGCGATCCCCTCTGTTTTGTTCTACGCGCATCGCATCGCGTAATCGGAGACTGAAATGGCAACAGGCATTGTTCTCGCAT